ATAAAAGGTCTTAAACCAAGACAACAAAAGACTATGAAAGCACACGCAAGACATCATAGTTTAAAGCATATGCGATCTATGGCTAGAGCATTAAAAAAAGGTGCTACTTTTCAATCTGCACATACTAAAGCCATGAGGAGTGTAGGAAAATGAAACGAAGAAAAGTTCCTAAAGATAAAAAATTAAAAACACCAAAGAAATATTTGACAGGATTGACAGGTGATAAACGAAAAAAAAGAGCTAAACTTTTAAAAAGAATGTCAAAGTTATATAAATCTGGTGCTACTATTCCTGTATCAATGTTTAAAGCGAGAGTAAGATAATGGCAACTAGAAGAAAACCTTTATCGCCTAGAGTTATTTCTACATTAAGAGCAAAAGCTAAAACAAAAAAAAATATAACTTTAGGGCAACTTAAAAAAGTTTATAGACGAGGACAAGGAGCATGGCTTTCTGGCGGTTCTAGACCTAAAATACCAATGTCTGCATGGGCGATGGCAAGAGTAAATTCTTATGTTAGAGGAAGTAGAAAACATGATACCGATCTTAGAAGAAAGAAAAAAAAATGAGTAAGTCTGCTTTACAAAAAATAGAATCACACGAAAAGTTATGTCGTATTATGCAAAAACTTACACATCAAAAAATTTCTGTTATAGAAGAAAGAGTAAAACGATTAGAAAAAATTTTACTTATTTGCACAGGCTCATTAATTAGTGCTATGGGTTATGTAATATTTACTTTGCTATCAAAATAGTTTACAAGCGATACTTGTATGGCTAATAAAAAAATTTTAGTGATCAGCGATATGCATTTGCCTTATCAGCATAAGGATTCAATTACATTTTTGAAAGAAATAAAAAAAGAATTTAAACCAGATCGTATTATAAATATTGGAGACTTGCTTGATTTTCACGCTATCTCCATGCACGAACACAACCCAGATTTATATTCTGCTGGTCATGAACTAGATAAAGCAAAAGAATACATAAAAGAATTAGAAGCTATATACCCAGAAGTAACAGAGGTTGATAGTAACCATTCTAGTTTAGTTTATAGAAGAGCATTAAAATTTGGAATGTCAAAACAATTTTTAAAACCTTATGGAGATTTTTTAGGTACAAGAAAATGGAAATGGATTGACGATCTTACTTTAACAATGTCTAATGGACAAAGATGTTTTTTTACGCATGGCAGAAGTGCAGATGTTTTAAAAGTAAGTCAAGCTATGGGAATGTCTGCAGTACAAGGTCATTATCATACAAAATTTGTAATTAGTTATTGGGCAAATCCTGATAATTTATTTTTTGGCATGAATGTTGGTTGTTTAATAAATCAAAAATCAATGGCATTCAACTATGCAAAGAATTTTAAAACTAGGTTTATTTTAGGTTGTGGAATAATATTAAATGGAATACCTAGATTACTACCTATGGTGCTTGACAACAAAGGTAATTGGATTAATAAGATAGTATGACCTCAAATACATTAAAAAAGACCCTTTTAAAGAGCCATAGAGCCACGCAGAGCGATAATTCTGCATTTTCTGATCAGGTATCAGGGAATCACTATAAAAAGCTTAAAATACAACCTTTGACTTATTGCATGGCAAATGATTTTAATGCTTGTCAAACACATATCACAAAGTACATTTCAAGATATAATTTAAAACACAAAGATAAGAAAAAACAAATAGAAGATTTAGAAAAAGCAAAACATGTAATTGATATGCTTATTGAGGAGATAAAAAAATAATGTGGCTTTCGTTAGTTAAATTTGGACTTAAAACAGGTGCAGAAATTTATAAAAATAAAAAAGAAACAAAGATATTAGAATCAGTTGCAGAAAAAAAACAAATGCAAAGAGTTATTGATGGCGAGATCGAAATGGTCAAAACTATTAAAGAACACCAAGCTAATGATTGGAAAGACGAAATCGTATTAATTTTAATCTCAATTCCTTTATTAGTTTGTGCTTATGGAATTTTTAGCGAAGACCCAAACGTTATTGCTAAATTAGATGCTTTTTTTGACCAGATTGATAGATTTCCCCTATGGTTACAGGGTTTGATTATTGGTGGTTATAGTTCTGTACTTGGTATAAAAGGTGTATCAGCATTTAAGAAAAAGTAGTATCATGTCTAAATGGACAAGATAAAAGTTGATGCAGTGATAACCGATTTAGAACTACAATTAGAAACTCATAATAATCCCTATGGTTCTTTTATTAACTTTAGATTTATAGACACTTTCCCATATTTTACAAAAGTAAATGAAATGATTGAAGAAGTTAAAAATAGAAATGATGTTGATTTAATTAATTACGAATATTCTTATACAGGAATTAATGAAGATACAGACATAAAAAATTTTGATATTGTAAAGCATTAACATGGGGGATTTCTCCCCCATATATTATTAATTTTTTATTAGTTTTTCTGTTGCTATATTATTAATAGATTGTGTTTTTAAATTTTCACAATAACTATGAGCAACTTTTGATTCTACTTTGCAATAAAGATATATTTTTTTTTTATCTGAAAGTTCCTTTTTTACTTTCTTATATCTATCATCATTACTAGCTTTGGTTTTTGCCAAAGTTGCAGTAATAGATTCATTACTCATTTTTTCATTTACCACATAATCAAATACTTCTTGCACTTGATCTTTAACATTATCATAATCAATTTCTGCATTGACATATTTTTTATCAAGAGCATCAAGATAAGCCATTATTCTATTTGGCTCAAATGATTGTGGTCGTATTGTGATATATTTTGCCAACTCGTTAGACATTAACCAAGTTCTCTTTCGTAAATTTCTGGGTTAAAATCAGTTGCATTTTCTTTAGCCCAATCTATTTCTTCTCTAGGACTTTCTGGCAATCTATCATCAGTTAACTGAATACCTTGTTTAGCTTGTTGATAGCTTTGTTGTTGAGGAGTATAATTTTGTTTATTAAAATTATTACCACCACCAAATGGTTTGACCATATAATAAGTAATTTCTAACTCCATACCATTATTATATTGATTTGGTTCTGCTTGTATTGTTTTTGCTCCCCATTTAAGCACATATCCTGATCTAACATATTCTTGTACTTGTGGAGTATTTAACCAACCTTGTATATTATTTAAATCAAACATATTTTTAGTTAAAGTACATTTGAATTGAGCTTTATTAGATGAAGCTTGATACTCCATCTTTGGTGCTTGTTTTCCTGTGCTATACATTTTTAAAGTTAATCCACAGAATGGTAGTTGTGTTTGTTGTATTTGTGTCATGTTTTTCCTTATTGTTTCTGTTTTTGTTTTTTAGGTTTATTACTTTCCATAGCCAACATCATATATTTGGCACCTAGAAAAGCATTAAACATTTCTTTATTTAAAGGAAGTTCTTTGATCTCAATCTTACTATCTTTTTTGGGTAATCTAATAATTAACCCACTAGTAATTTTTGATTTAGTTTCTTCCTCATAGGCATACTTATATGCATTTAACTGTAACGTATAGTCAAATGATATATGATTGCTTGTTTTAATATCTGCCAAAACAAGATTGCCATTCTTGTCTCTTAAAACAAGATCAAGAGTACCAGCATAGTTATGTTTTTTAGAAAATATTTTTTTTTCTAATTCAACAACTTGGTATTCTTGAGTATTCCACCAATCTAAAAATAAATTAAAGCAATTAACAACTGCTTTATCAGATTGATTTGGAATTTTTTTATTTAAAAGATAATCTTCAATTAATCCATGTACTACACTTCCGACTAATCCAGCATCTTCTTTTATCTTTTCAGTTTTATTTGTAGCATGATGTATTATTCTTTCTAGCGATATTCTATCTAAAGGTCTTTGATCATCTAAAATATTATTAATTGAATCTTTTATCTCACGAATTGGAGTAGAAACTAACCAATTTACCAATTGAGGTTTAGGAATACCTTTGCCACATATTCCTGTTACACTTTCTACTTTTTCTCCGTTAAAATAATAGATATGATTTTGATCATCAAAATCTAATTCAAGACCATTTTGTAATTTATGTTTTATATACATGTTTTTCCTTTTCTAGTTTAATCGTTCTATTAATTGAGTAATATCATATCTATAATAATTTGATAGACAAAATAATTTAGAAACATCAGTTTTTATACCTTTTTCAAATTTATATAACTCATAAATTGAATTAAAATATATTGGATTATCTTCTACTACTGCCTCAGCAGTAATATCTTTATTAAGTCTTACGTTTTTAAATTTAAGACCTATTATTTGATTTAAAAGTTTGGCATTAGGTTTTTTTTTAAAATCTTGTACCATTCCCTTAACCATATAATCTGTTTTTAATTGTTTGTTCATATTTTTTCCTTTCTATCTTTAACTTCTTCATGTACTCTTTCATTGTTTTAGCTTCTATCTTATCCATTAATTCTTTAACCTCTACGAAAAATGGGTTCATATCTCCAAATGTGTAACCTTTTTTTAAAGATACCTCGTTTATTAATTTAAGCCTTTGTTCCTTTACTGACATTGTGATCTCCCTTTTCTGCATTTTCTTTATCTAGTTTTATTAATTCTAAACCAACTTGTTCAATTAGTTTATCTAAATCTGCTTTCATTTCATGGTAAGCAACTAATCTTTCAACCAATCTTACTTTTTTAAATGAATGATCTAACTCTTTTTTTAAACTCATATTATTATTACTCCTATTATTAATATTAAAATTATAAACAAAGCTATTTTCAAAACAACTTTATGATATTTTCTATGTATTGGTATGCCTAAAATTATCATTATTTATTTTGATTAATTGAAAATATTTTATCTGTAAACAATTCAGAAGTTATTGGTTGTCCTTTTGAGAACCAAATTCTAGTTGATAATCCATAAATACTTTCATCATATAAATCAAAAGTATTATCAAATAGTTCTGGCTTAAGACTTAAAAGATAATCAGAAAATTCATCTACATCTTTAAATTCTTTAATTATCTTTGTTTCTTTATTTACAATGTTTATGCTTTTAGGTTTATTATATTTACTTATTTCCATTATTTTTTTCCTTTCTTTTTTTTATTCATTATTGTAATGATTATGTAAAGCATTTACACCTAGATTATGAACCATCTCTTGGTAAAATTCATAAATTTCTTTATAAGCTTTTTTACCATCTTTAATTTCAAGAATATCGTTTAATCTTTCTGTAATGTAAAACATACATACTCTATTATCTTGTTGTTCGTATTTCATTATTTCTCTATTATCTTGTTTTTCTTTATTATTCATTATTTACTCTCCTTTCTAAACTCTATTTGTGATTCGTGAAATACAGGGTATGATCTAAATTCATTTTCTTTACCTTCTGTAATCATTCTTGAAAGTTTACAAACTGCTTTAGAACCTTTAATAACTTTTGCACCTAATTTTCTTGCTTGATTAAAAGTACAAAAACCACCTTTAAGATTTGTGCTTTCTAATTTCTCTAAGTTTTTGCCAGAGAAAGATTGTTAGTATATATATTGTAGTACATGTTTTTTCCTTTCTAGTTTATTTACCATTCATTAATATATTGCCTGATCTTTGTTTAGATTGAATTGAAAATCTAAAACCATCACAATCTAATTTAGAACCAACATTTAAATGCCATATTTTATTTGCAACACCAAATGAGTCCCACATAAAACCACAATCATTTATTAAATAAGAGTCTAATTCTTCAACATCTAAAAATGATTTTGTTTTTCTAGTATTATCTGTAGTTATATTTATTCTTATCATTTTTTTACCTTTCGTATTAGTTAATGAATAATTGGTATCAAATTGACTATGGGAGTAAATAGATAAAAAACCAATAAAAATAAGGGTTTTTTGATATAATTTAAACAAAAAGTCAAAAATTTAACAAAAAGTCAATTTTTTATATTTCAATTTATAAATGAATTTATATTAATTGCTTATAATGTTTAAATCGGGTACAAAAGAAACTGAGTGTAATCATTACGCTCCCTTTCTAGTTAATTGTAGGGTAGGTCCGATTTCTTACCCTACTAACTCACAGGAAAATACATGAATGAAAGACTAAGGATAGCATCTATGCTTGTTGCGCATAGGTATGCTTTAAAAAAGACCCAAAGACAAATTGCAGAAAAGTTAAATATTACACACCAACAAGTTCAAAAATACGAAAGAATGGATAATAATATTTCAGCAATAAAGTTAATTAAATTTTGTAATAGCTTTGATATTTCTTTGCAAAGTTTTCAAAATGGAGATGCATATCAGATTTTAGATGGTGCAGAAATTTCTCTTATAAAAAAAACAAAAGCAGTAAATATTATAGAACAGATAGAGGGAATACATGAAACAAATCTTTACATTATAAAAAAACAAGAAGAATTACAAAAAAGAGAGGAGCAAATAAATGATCAAAGTGCAAGTAGATAAAGTTTGGTTGGGTAAAGTAAGTGTTAGAGATTACATTTATAAAAAAGCACTTAGAAAAAAAGAAAGTTTAGGCATAATACATGGAAAAGAATATATGTTTATTCCTTATGAAAAGTTAAAATCTGCAAAAACCTATACTGATGAATCATTTAAAAGTAAGTTTAATGGCAAAGAATATAGACTTGTAGATTTTGATTGGAAGCCTTATAAAGAAGAAAATGCAAATCAAAGGAGTTTATTATGAGTGGAGAAGAATTTTTAGATATTCCTAAAACAGACGAAACTCAACAATCAACACCTGAAGAACATTATTTTTCAAAATCTAAAAACCAATGGATAATGGTTTCTGATATGTCAGATATGCATGTTCGCAGAGCTTTTAAAAGATTATTGAGAATGATAAGATTAGGAACATTAGTTGAACTTTCTGATTATGATGGAGACACAAATTCTATTAAAGAACAAATAACAGCTATTGAAAAACATATTGAAGTTATAAAAGGTAAATTAAGTGGCTGAATTGACAAACATACACTTTGAGATTATTGATAGAAACAGACATAGAAGACTAGAAGAAATGAAAAAACAAGACAAAGAAAGATTTGATAAATTAAAACAAATCGGTTGTATTGCTTGTTTAAAAAAAGGTTTATTTTCTGAGCCTGTAATTCATCATATAAGAAAAAATACAGGTTTATCAATTAGACCACCACATACTGAAACAATTCCTTTATGCCCACAACATCACAATATGGGAAATGAATCAGTACATTTAAATAAAAAAAAATTTTATGCTTTGTTTGGTTCAGAGCATGATTTACTTGAAGAAACTAACCAAAAAATAAAACAACTAGAAAAGGAAAGTATATTTTATGACAAAGGAAACGAATAAATTTCATGCATTACAACTATTTACAGACACATTTACTGCTGAAACAGTACATTTAACTAACGAAGCTATAGGAATATATATAAGACTATTAAGCTTTGCTTGGACTAAAAATGCAAAACCATTTAAAACTGAATCAGCATATAGAATTTGTCAATGTAAAACAGAAGAATGCAAATTAAATGTAGATGAAGTATTGGGAGAATTTTTTAAGGTTAATCAAAAAGAAGATACATGGACACACAAAAGATTAATACATGAACATGAATATTTAACCGATAAATATAAAAGAAAATCAGAAGCTGGCAAAAAAGGTATGCAAATTCGTTACGATTCTGTTAATAACAAAAGTCTAACCCCTATACCTATACCTAATCCTATACCTAATAAAATATATAATGATCAATTTGAAAATATTTGGAAGAATTTAAAAATTAAAAGAGGTTCCAAATATAAGGCATTTAAAGAATTTAATAAGATTAATGTTGAAGAAATAACTGATGATCAAATTATTTCAATCTATAATGCACAGATTAAATGTATTGAAGATAAAAAATATATGCCTCATTTTTCTACTTGGTTATCTCAAAGAAGATGGGAAATAGAAGATGATATAAATGTAATCCCAGATTTAATTGATAGACTTGTTAATTTAGGATACACTCATAATGGTACAGATGGTAATTTTGAGCTATTTGAAAAAAATGGTAAAAATTATAAAATAGATATATTTGATGAAAAACATCACATACAAAGTGTTCAATGAGATCAATTCTAAGAATATTTAAGTATTGCAGAAAAAGAATTATTGCATTAAGTATTGAAAATAGACAACTTAAAATGCAATTAGAATATCTTAGAGCCACAGTAAACCAAGATGAATATACAAAGCATTAAATATGGCAGAAAAAAGATACAAGTTAAATTTGAAATCTTAAAAAATTTATATGGTTATTTTGAAACAGAAAAGGAATTACTTGTAATTGACAAAAGAATAAAAGGTCTAAGACTATTTAATACAATAATGCACGAGTTATTTCATATTATAATACATTATGCTGGAATCAATGTTAATGATAGAGGAGAAGAACCTATTGCACAAGCTGTAGGTGATGGATATGAGAAAATTTTTCGTCAAAACCCAAATCTTTGGCATAATTTAACAAAACTTTTAAAAGGATAAATAATGCAAATAATACAAATGAATATTGATGAAATAAAACCATATATCTATAATCCAAGAAAAAATCTTAATTCTAGTAAAATTGCAGTATCTATTAAAAAATTTGGCTTTCAACAACCTATTGTTGTAGATAAAGAATATATAATTGTTGTAGGTCATACAAGATATGAAGCCGCCAAAATTTTAAAATTAAAAAAAGTTCCTGTTGTGATTGCAGATTTATCTAAATCAAAAGCAAAAGCATATAGAATAGCAGATAACAAATTAAATGAACATTCTGATTGGGACTATGATTTATTAAATACAGAATTTAAAGATTTAATTAAAGATGAATACAACTTAGAAGAGTTAGGTTTTTCTGAAAATGAAATAGAAAATATAACAAAATATATAGGAGACGATTCTGAATGGTTAAAAACTGATGAACATTGGAAAGACATGCCAGAATTTGAACACAATAACGAAGCACCCCATAAATCAATACATGTGCATTTTAAAACAAAAAAAGACTTAGAAAATTTTTTTAAATTAATAAAACAAGATTTTACTGATAAGACAAAATATGTTTGGTACCCACAAATAGAAAAAAACATATTAAAAGACAAAGGGTATGTCGAAGAATAAACCACAATTTCCCTTATATATTCCATCTAAAGGTAGAGCAGATTCAAGATTAACTGCCAAAGCATTAGAAGAAATGGGAGTTTTTTATACTATTGTTGTAGAAGAACAAGAATATGACGATTATGCAAAAGTAATTGACAAAAAAAAAATTTTAATTTTAGATAAAAAATACCAAGATCAATACGATACATGCGATAATTTAGGTAATTCTAAATCTAAAGGTCCAGGGGCGGCAAGAAATTTTATTTGGGAACATTCAATAAAAAATGGCCACAAATGGCATTGGGTTATGGACGATAATATAAAATTATTTAGAAGATGGAATAAAAACAAAAGAATTAAATGCTATGATGGTACACCTTTTAAAGTAATGGAAGATTTTGTTTTAAGATATAAAAATATTGCAATGGCAGGTCCGAATTATAGTTTTTTTGTAATAGATAAATGGGGTTATAAATATGGTTCATTTACAGTTAATACTAGAATATACAGTTGTAATTTAATACGAAATGATGTTCCTTTTAGATGGCGAGGTAGATATAACGAAGATACAGATTTATCGCTTCAAATGTTAAAAGCTGGTTGGTGTACTGTTCAGTTTAATGTTTTTTTACAAGAAAAAACTAACACACAAGTGTTAAAAGGTGGTAATACAGATGCCTTTTATGCAAAAGAGGGAACAATACCAAAATCAAAAATGCAAGTTCAATTACACCCAGATGTTTCTAAATTAACATGGAGATATGGTAGATGGCATCATCATGTAAATTACAATAAATTTAAAAGAGAAAATAGACTAATACTTAAAGATAATGTAAAAATAAAAGATGAAATTAACAATTACGGACTTAAATTAAAAAAGGTACATAATGGCAAGACCACATAAAACAGTAGATCAAGAAGCAATCAAGAAATTAGCCCAATTACACTGCACTTATGATGAGATTGCAGAGTTTTTAGGTGTTTCAACAAAGACATTACAACGTAATTATGTCCACCTCATTAAAAAGGGACGAGAGATGGGCAGAATAAGTTTGAGAAGAGCACAATTTGAAAAAGCGTTAAGCGGAAATGTAGTTATGCAAATATGGTTAGGAAAACAACATTTAGACCAAAGAGATAAAATAGAACAAACTACCTATAATGAACCATTACCATTAATTATAAATGCTAAACCAGATGAAATAGACGATGGCAAAAAAAAAGGGTAACGTATTTGGTGCTGTTATAGAGTACACTAAAACAGAAAAAGGAACATCTATTGGCAGACGACCTATAACTTCTACACTTAACAAACATAAACGCAGACAACAAGGTAAAGGTAAATATCGTGGACAGGGTAAATAAAATATAAAACTATAAATTTTAAACCTTATATGATATTTATGCTACATGGCTAAATATAAAAATAGATCTGTAAAGCTCAATAAACCTATGCGTGGTGATGTTAAGAAATTTAAAGTTTTTGTAAAAGATAAATCATCTGGCAGAATTAAAAAAGTTAATTTTGGTTCAAAAGAAATGTCTATTAAGAAACATATTCCAGCTAGAAAAAGATCATTTATGGCTCGTATGGGTGGAGTTCTTAAAAAAGTTCGTGGTCAAAAGACATTGTCGCCTGCGTATTGGTCGATACAAGCATGGAAAAAGGGATTTAAAATATGATTGATAGATTTATTATAAGATGTTGTGAGGTGATTGATAATTTTTTTGAGGGTTTATATAATATGTTAGTTAAACCTAAAAAGAAAAAAAATATGAAAATTAAAATGCCTACTTCAACTGAACAAGATTCAAATTCATATCATGTTTCTTATCAAGTAGAAGATGATACTTTATCAATAAATTTTAAAGAAGATTTAGAAGATGGTGCTGTAGATAACAGAATGAACTTTCCAAAGGAATAATATGGAGATTGGGAATATGAACTATTATTTTACAGGAATATTAATTTTAGGTTTTGTGTTCTTAGCTTTGTGTGTAAAACCATTATGAAAAAAGAAGAAGATACAATAAAAGTAAGTTCTGAATCTAAATTACAGCTTCCTCTC